AAAGCAATAGGTAGAGATGATACTATTTGAATTTTACTCAGAGCAACAAAGCACCATGTAGCAGAAATATCCTGACTCATTTGAAGCATGACTGTATCAGAATCTAGTGGAGTATCTAATGGTGGATCACTTTGAGGTGTATAATTATTACCTAAATTAGTTAAAATAAGTAGAACATCTTGCCCGTTAGTTGTATTAGTTTGATTAGTAAGTATTTCAATTGTCCAACCTAATAAAAAAGGTCTATACTCATTATTAAAATATATTTGAACTTTATCACCACTTGATGATGTATCATATTGACTCATAGGAAAGCAGTTCATAGTAAATAGTTCAGTTACTGGGTTCCATGTCATATATGGAGGATTAGGGTCTAAAGTAGCAAAAGCACCAATATTTAAAAGAAGAGTTGCATAAGCAGAAGATAAAGCAGTATTAATCATTTGAGTTATTGTATTATAACTATAAACATCACCCCACCCATTTAATGGTTGACTTGTAACAGGTAAAGATGGTTGTGCAACTGTATTATCATCATTTATAATTCTTAGATATACTTGACCAGAATTATAGCTTCCATATGTTAAATAAACCGAATATATAGTATTATATCCATCATTATACGGTGATGTTGTATTTAATTGAGGTTGCCATAGTGGGATTCTTTGAGTTGATACAATTAATCTTGTAACTGATACATAATAATCTGACGGATTTGAAACAATTGAACCCGATCTATTAACTAGCGAAGAAACATTACTTAATCCTGAAGAAAGTGTAGATAGATTAACTTCTAAAGAAAAAATAGAAGGTGGTTCAGTTGACGATGATGTATTACTCATTTTCTAAAGAAATTTATGCGATCACTATGCAATGTGTTTTATTTTATTTAAATATTATTATATAATTATAAATATATAATATTTAAAATAAATTATTTACCTGAAAAACTTTTTTAAAAATAAAAATGTTACAATTAACACCTTTAAAATCAAGACAAAAAAATTTAAGACCTGTAGCGGTTGTTAAACAAGATGATATTCCGATAGGATGGCTTAAAGTTGGAGAAAATGGAGGCGAAGAGTTGATAGAATTACCACCTAATTTAAAGTTTAGTATTTCACCAGAAACAAGAGAAAACCATGTAGATAATATATTTATTACTGGTCCCGCTGGGTGCGGAAAAAGTAGTTTTGTAGGTGACTATTGCAAGAATTTTATAGAGATGTTTAATCCTGATCCACAATTCATAACGGTTATAAGTGCTGATGATTTTGAAGATCCTGCTTATAAATTTCCACATAGACATATTAAAGTAGATGATGAATTTGGTGCTGATCCTCCTACTTTAGACGAGTTTACATCACCAGATAAAAGAAGTATTGTAGTTTTTGATGATGTTGAGGGTATTAGTGATAAAAAGAGATTAAGAGCGGTTGAAGGTGTTATAGAAAGTTGTCTAACAATGGGAAGAAAAAGAGGCATTAACACATTATTTATCTCCCATAGAGCAGCTAATGCTAAACAAACAAGAATGATATTAACAGAGTTGAATATGTGTGTATGGTTTCCACAGGTTGGGTCGAGTAGAAATCTTTCTTACATGTTGAAAAACTATTTAAATATAAGTGAAGGTTTAAGAGATGCTTTAAAATCTCCAGGATGGGGTAGGTGGGTAGCCCTTAAAAATAATGTTCCTAATATGTTAATTAGTGAGAAAAGGGCTACTATGTATGATGCTGATGAGGTTGAAAAAGTTATCAAAAAAAGAACAATTATAGATAAGAAGAGAAATCAAAGAGAGGCTGAGGAAATGCTGGATGACAACCTTTAGGGGTCTTACCCCTTTAACCCCGCTATTCTTTTGGGTAAAGCCTTTTTTTAAAAGGCTTAAGAGTGTTTTATACTCCACAAGTGATTTAAATAATTTATATTATCTTCAATATTTGTATGTGGACCCCACAATAAAGCAGCAGAAAATAGTGCAGGTGAAGGTACTAAATTTTGAATAAGTCTTCTTTCTGTCTCATTACCTATATGTCTAGCCCAGTATGCTGCTTTTTTTTGTTTATCTCTATGATCTATATATGTATGACCTGTATCTAGCCCGAAGTCATAATATTTACCATTATTCATATATACCCGAAATCTCTTATGTTGCTTAGGCGATTTTTCAAAATTAATTATCATTTTATATTTTTTAAATATATATATTTATATAAATATAATGAAATTAAATAATTCTTTTTATTCAGGATTGCTTTTTACATTTACTTATTTCTTTTATCAAGATCAAAAAGCATATAATAGGCTAAAGTTGAGCTATGGACAAATCTCTAACAGACGAAGACATAATCAAAATGACAAATAATGAAATACCTGTAATGTCTTATAGCGATTTAATTAATACTGGTTTAATGAATGTATTAAGAGAGTCACCATCTAAAGCCGTAATATTTTTAGTTAGACAAAGGGAAGATTATGGTCATTGGTGTTTATGCTTTTTAAAGACATCAGGAAATGAACAAGGTCTACATTGTTATGATAGTTATGGTAATGTTCCAGATAGTAAAAACTGGAAAAGAGGCTTAACAAAAAAGACTTTAACACAGTTACATCAAGAGAATCCATATTTATTAAGAGAGTTGTATAATAGTGGTAAGGCTATATATTTTAATGAATTTCATCATCAGAGTGAAGACCCTTCTATATCTACATGTGGTAGACATGTGGTGTGTAGGAGTTGTTTTATGGACTTAGACACAGATGAATATAATGATATGATAACTTCACAGGGTATCTCACCTGATGAATTAGTAGTAAAATTAACAGACGAATTTTTATAAAGATTTAAATAATATTTATTTAAATTTTTATTTTTTTATATTATATAGATTAAAAAATATGTCAATCCGTTCTGTGTTAAATAATAGTGGAACATTTAATTTTTCAAAGCCTGGAACAGCGGGCTTAAGTGCAAATAGTTTATCAATTACTGAAGGGGGTATAACTTTTGCAGATGGGAGTTCACAATCAACAGCAACCGCTACAGGTTATACAGGTCCTACTGGTCCTACTGGAAATACTGGTTCAACTGGTGCTACAGGTCCTAGGGGTCAAGATGGAGCCGCTTCATTTACTGGAGCAACAGGAGCAACAGGAGCAACAGGAGCAGCTGGTCCACAAGGAGAAACAGGAGCAACTGGTCCAGTAGGTGGAGTAGGTGATACTGGTGCTACTGGTGCAACTGGAGAAGTAGGACCTACTGGTGCTGCTGGTGATTCTGCAAATGCTTCAACATGGTCAACATATCCCGCTTTACAAACTGTAGAAATGGACAATAAACCAATTTATAATATTAGCGAATTAGGTATTCCTGACATTGCTAATGGTCGTCAAACTTTGATATATCCATTTAAAACCGTTATACAAAATAATCTAGAAGGATTTAGTACAACTATTGAGGCTCCATTTTCTTCATTTGATGATTATATTGCTTTTTATACTCAAGGTAATACATCTATAGTCAGTATTAAGGCTTTACCTAATGCACCAGAATTAAAACTTTTAGGTGTTGCATCATCTATTGCTACTTTAACACCTACAGATTTAACATTTAATGGGGTTGAAGCAATAAGTGTATTAGGATCATTAAGCACATTAAAAATTAAACAAACTATTACAACTAATCAGAATATTTCTGCTGCAATATATGCTGATGCAAAACCACCTTTAGCTCCTACTACAACTATTGCACAACAGTATGCCTTCACTCCTTCGTGGTTTTTTAAAAACAGTTTTGCTTCAAATAATAAAATTAACTGGTATATTGGACCAGATATAAATATGGTTGTCCGTGATGTGTTGGGTTTATATATGAATATTTTTAATGGTGTTAATACAAGTAATGATAACACTCCATTTATTACATTCTATACTAAGCCACAGAGTGGAGATCCTAACTTTTATCATAGTAAAAGAACATATATTTTTAGTCAAAGTGTTTCTCCTACTTCAAATACAAGATATTTTATGTTTCAAAATATGACCGGCACATGTCCTACTCCTTTTCATTATGGTTCTACATTAATTAATATGGAATTGTCACCTGTAGGTAGTTCAAATTTTGGACCATTTCTTCCTGATGAGGCTATTCTCGCATTTAGTATAGGAACAAATTCAGCAGCGGCTATAAATACTATAGAATTTGCTATTAATAAATTTGGTATCATGACTCTTAATGGAACACAAGAAATAGCATTTATACCACTTTAAATACTTCATTGATTATTAAATTTAAAGCATCTTTTATTTTTTTCTCTTTTGCTTTCTCATGATATTTTTCTTTCATTTTTTGAATCATTTTTTCTCTATTTTTTTCATAGTAAGATC